TACAGAGTGTTAGCTCGGTACCACCGAACTGGTCTTCAGCCAGTTCGGCACCACTGACTTAGTCAGTCTGACGCCCTTGTACGAGGTGTGGTCCATAACACAGAAGAAAGGGATTTTCTTCTTTCTCTTTCCAATGGTTATGGTCCTTACTCGCCGGAGAATCACCGAGGAGGCTAGAGGTTTCCCTCTAGAGCTCCCACGGGATCCCCGCCTTAGGCTGTCCCAAAGCAGAGCTTCCTCTAAGAGGATAGCTCTATGTCCAAAATTACCAAGGAGGTGCTTAACTACGAATGAACCGAAATTAATTCGATCCGGCTCGTCAGTCAGGAACGTTCCTGGCTGGACCTTAAGTCCCGAAGTGTCCGGAAAATAAGAAGGGACAGCGAGAACCTCACCGAGAACTGAGTAGATCTCGAGTGAAATCCAGGCAAGGGTGTTTTCTAAAGCAAACTCATGCCAGTGCTGCAAAAGCAGGTTGGCAAGTTTGTAAAGAAAACAGGCGTACTCTCGAGGATGCAGAAGTTGGTGTTGAGCCTGCGGAGACGCAGGCCTAACATCATGACCTCTGTAGAAGTCACCTCCACAACTTTCACGAAAGTCGCACCAACCTACAAATGACTTTTCACGATTAAGCTCGATATGTACACTCCGGAAAACACTAGCGAGCGAAGGTAAATCCTTCCCATCACCGGTGACGATCCGTGAAGGGGCGATGATGTCGTCCCCGTATACAGACAGAGCGGAAAAGTCATTGTATCCGTACCATTCCATGAGACCTTTTGTGATCACATAGAATACAAGTGTCTCTAAAGGGAAGGTATGCCCTAACCCCATAGTGCAGGCTGACATTAGACGGTACCGGGCGCCTAAAAATTCATAATAGGCAACCCGGCCTGCTGTGACAGCCTGAAACCACTTGCGCGGGAGGATAAGCGACAGAAGCTGAGTGGAAATAGAGTCGCTTGCAGACGAAAGGTCTATAGTTGCTAACCTTTCTCCGGCAGAGCGGGTCCATCCACGCCAGCCAGTGGCACGCGATGCGCGCATAGACAGTTGTCTATGTCTGCGCTGAAGCGTGTTGATGTTCAGCCCAGCCTTTTTGAGGCGGACCTTGATCATCTCACCCAAACCGGAGCTGTAGAAGCTACCGGCAAGGGTGTCTGGCATTATCGCCCGTAGAGCTTTATAGCTCTTAGGTACGAAAGTCAGATGGAGTGACGGTACTGGACGGACGCGGACATCTTTTATGATGCCGCGGAGCGTGGGGTCTGACTCAACATATCGATGGAGAAATGCGATATGCTCCGTTGATCCTGTTAGCGGACCCTTTAACTTCTGATCCAGCCCCCTGCGTTTGGCCGGGTGACCAAAGCAGGCGTTCTTTGCGAACGCGCATCTTTCGAAGTGTTCAGCCTCGGAATATTCTCCGAGAATGGACGCAGCGATTTTGCGCCAACGCGATACGAGACCCGAACGATACAGGATATCAATCCTGAAAGGTCTCGCGAGCCGTAATTGACAGTCGGAATATTTATTCCAAGACTTCAATGCGAGCTCATCGTCGCTGAACAAATCGTTCGCAAAACGGTACCGCTT